CACAACATCAGGCGGATCCTGCGCCCACCAGTCTAGAAACTGCTTGAACAAATCCTTCTCATCTGAACAATACCGATAGTCTACGCCTAAGTGAGCAGTGTGTTCAGTAGGAGTATATTCACCACAACCCCATGTAATGATTCGCTTAGTGTTAGCTTCCATCACTGAGATTAGAGTGACTTCTTCCATAGGATTGTACACATCAGGGAAGCCATGATTGACCGTAGTCTCGATATCGATTGAGATAATCTTTATTTGAGTTTGATTCCAGGGAACTTCTCCCGGAAACTTCTCAGTAAGATATTGATAGTTCCAATCAGATTGACCATAGACAGGGAAGTTTGAAACATCTGAATATGTTTGAATGAATTCAGAGGCTTCTTTGTTCGTGCTGAACTTGATAGGAGAGACTGTTTCTCCGAACATTGACTTGTACGGACTAGGCTTGTCGGATTTTACAAATAGAGTCGGCTGAAAATCATGCCTTGCAGTTTGACGTTTACCATTAGGACTGATGCCTCGGTAAAGTATTTTGTTTCCGTAATGTCTAGCGTAAGTGTAAAACATAATAACTCCCAATCATTTTATATAGTATACAACAAAAGGGAGTCATTTGTCAAGCGTTTTTCTCATACTAATCGTTCAAAAACCCTACACGCACGTAGAGAGAAATCATGCCGATACTACACCTTCGGCAATAAGTCGTTGGCGGTTCTTCATATGCGCTTCTTGCACATCGTCCTTAGACTGACCTTCGTACAGTACCGCATACCCTTCTTTGACTAGTATCTCTCCGGCAAGACAGTATCGATCTTCAGCAGCATAGTAGACTTCGAAGTCGCCTAGAATACGACCGAACTTACCTTTCATGTCTTCGCCGTCTTTGGCTACACGAGTCTTCAGTACAGCAGTCTTGCCGAGCAGAGATTTCAATCTAGCACCGGCTGCTTTACCAAACTTCTTCTCAACCTTATCTCGTGTGCGTGATTCGGGGGTATCAATGCCCATGATACGGACACGCTCATCCTTTAACCATATACCAAACCCGAGGTCGATGTCAACATCTACGGTATCACCGTCAACTACTTTAACTATTGTTGCTCTATACTCGTACATGATTTATCCTGTAATGATTTGTTTAGGAGCAGGTGTTGCTACTTTGTCATCAGGAACTACAATACCACTACCGAATCTACGGTTATACTCGTTGAGCAATTCAGTAGAAGGATAGTATATAGAGATAACATGCATAGGCATAATAGGAACAGATTGATCCTTAGCATACGGACAGTAAGGAGTTAGGCCAAGTACAAATTCGTATTCATTCTCAGGCTTTGGTCTCATCATAATGTAGCACGGCTTTGTTATCTGAAGCATTTTACCGCCTTCAAGATTTACTTCAGTGACATCACCAATGATATCTTCGCCTGAAGAAAGTTTAATAATTTGTACGTTGGCCATAATAATAATATCCTATTTTATTTCACTTTGATTTCTTTCGGTTTTTTCTCTTCAGGAATGATTCGTATCAGAGAAATATTCAACATACCATCAACAAAGTCTGCGCCTGTCACTTCAACATCTTCCATCAATGCGAAAGTGCGTGTGAAGTTTCGTGATGCAATTCCTTTATGATAGTATTCTTTTTTGTCTTCGCCACGATCTTGAACACCTTGTACAACGAGCTTCTTGCCTTCGGGAACTACGTGGATGTTGAATTCATCCTTAGTAAATCCTGCAGCAGCAATCTCGATGACAAACTCTTCATCGTTTGTTTTGACAATGTTGTATGGGGGATAGTTGCTTGCGACCTCGGAAACTGTTTCCAAGTTGTTGAACATTCTATCAAAGCCCACTGTGAATGGACGAACATTGTCTAAGATTTCGGCCATGTCAGCCGCTATGAACTTGCGTGTTACCATCTTACTTCTCCTATTAAGCGAGTTTTATGTGTGAGACCCTTTCGGCGTCTCGATTGGTGCTAATAACAAGCCCGCTGTTCCTTCTTTGTGAAGCGTCGGACTACACTGACGACTTGCCATCAGCAATCTTATTTATACATCATTTAACTATAATACTAAACTTTTTTCGTATTGTCAATAGCTTCTATTAATATTCCACCTGCATCATACTTGTGCCATCTGTGAATGGCTGCTTTTTCGTGGTGTAATTTGTGAAACCCTTCACCGAAAGTTAGCATTCCCAACCAGAAGTCATCGTTAGCCACTCTATTTCTATGTGAGTAACTGAATACAAAACTTCCTATTAGTTTACTAAATCCTGCAGGTGCTAGATAAGCATACACAACAGCGAACGGATCGATTAGATAAAGAATGCCCGCATAAGCCGCTATCATGTGCCAGTAATACTTAGTCTGTTTTCTGTATGCGTCCTGCTTCAATAAGTCCCTGACATATTTCAAATGTATTGGCGATAACACTTGTAGAAAGTAACTTCTAAACCATCCTTTGTGAAAAGGACTGTGAGGATCTTTATCTGTGTCAGAGTATCTATGATGCTCACGATGATTAGCTACCCATACCATAGCAGGTCCATAAAATGGAATGCCAGCAAAAAAGAGGAGTATATTTCTAAGCAAAGGAGGACAGTTGAAAGCACGATGAGAGGCTAGACGATGATATCCTATAGTCACACTAATCATCATACAACAATAAACGACAAGAGTTATTGCCCACTGCCATAGTGTAGCAGTGGGCATCAAACTCGTTGAAAGTATCGCCACTATCTGTCCTAAAAGCAACAAGTAGGGAAACACTCGCTTATTGTTAAGCATAATCTATCGCTTCTTACCTATGTTATATTTAGGAACTAAGTTCCATTCTTTTTTATCTTTGTAAGAAATAATTTTTACTTGACTCAATGGAGCGAATTCTAAACTGTCAGCTTCATTGACAATCTTAATCAGTCCCCATTCTTGAAGAAGTTTTGCTATAGTATTTCTTCTTTCAAGATCATTGTCAGAAAAGTCTGCCGCTTTGCCATCTAATGCAAACAGCTCTTTAAAGTGAGTAATAAAATATCTTCCTTGTTTATGAAGAATGTGACAGGACTGGTATAAAGTATTGTCCTTTTTAGATGCCACACCTATACGAGAAAGTGTCTCTTTTACTTTTAAAAAGTTTTCGGAATCTTCTAACAAGATTTCAAGAGGAACGTATCCCTCATAATCAATATTAAAGAAATCATCTTGGTCATTCATGTCAATCTACCTATTATAATTGTTATAATCAACTAACAGGTATTTATAACTTGCCACCTTTTGAACTAATCAACTTGAGTTTGATCTTCTCAATATCATCACTAGTCAAAATGCGTAAAGCCTCTTTCGCTTTGTTGAAACTATAACCAAAATATTGTTGAATTGCCTCTAAATTCTCTTCTTCAGACTTAATCCATTTACTGTATCGTTTGCTCTTGCGAACAACCGCACATAGAAAATCATACTGCATCTTGTTATCTATGTGCGGCCGAGAGTTCATTTCATTCGCAGGAATGACCGTATCAGCAGCAAATCCCATTGCACGATTAACGATGAAAGGATTGTATTCTTTCTCCGTAGCTTCATCGACAATGAGATTTTCTTTTGTAAAGTTTATGCTATTAGCAAAATCAAATGGGCTGATCTTTTTTACTTTCTCGCTAAAAGACTTCTCATCAACTTCTACTACTGGCGGTCCAAGTTCTTCCAAAAAGCTCATAATTTATTCCCAAATAATTTTAGTTCTGCTGCCTATTCTTATAATAGAAGATATTTCGTCCGGTTTAAACTCTAACATTTGATTTTCTTCGTCTGTGTGTTCCCATTCTAAATGTTTTTCTGGAGTTATAGACAAATCTTTTACCCAAAAATCATGGGTGTATCCGCATTTAAAAACTACACGAATTTTTATTTGTAGTTCATTTCTTGGCCATTTCATTTATTATTCCTCGTAACAGTTTTTATTTCGCTCAATAATAACTTTCGGGTCAGTTATATTGCTTATGGGAAAGGTTAATCTGTGTAAGATTCTCCTCTCAAAAACAGCATCTGGTCTTAGTGGTCTACGATGTAAAGTAAGTAGTTGATCGCTTAGAACGATGTCTCCTATTTCCCATTCATGATGATACATAAATTTTTCTTGAAATAGAAACGATTTGAGTTCTTCATAAAGTTCTATATCATCGGCATCGCCGTCACTTACCTGCAAGTCGTTATTCGTATAGAAATACAATCCTTTAACACCTGCAATGTTCTCTTGTTCGATCCACATACGATATGAAGGATCTTTCTTAGCGTGATCTAGGTGCCAAGGAGTTTCTGCCCAGTTCGCCATGTTGTATGTGTATGTACAATACTTGCCTTTGATCTTATCTTTGAGACTCTGCGGCATAACAGCATACGCTGCTGCTGTATCTAACCAAGAAGTAACAGTACCTTCTACTCCTGCATAGCCTTGAAGAGCAACACCATCTGCTCTATCAGGACCATTTAGATTAGCATGCCAGTCTAGCTTGCCTTTAGGAAAGATGCCAGTTGGCTTGTTGTCTTTCTCTTTAGCAGTGACTCTCTGTACCAATACTTCATCTACTTGCCAAGGATCTAATGGCTCTGTAGGAACTCCTTTGAAGTTGCCTTCTACGTCCCAGAAACATTGTTTCCAATTTGCTATGTGACTCATGCCAGCAATTAATCTGTGCATACCAATAGGATTAGTAGGTGCCTTTTTTATGACAACTACAAGTTCCTTCTTCAACAACTCAAACGTCTCTAAACAATCTTCTTTAGTTAGGTTATCAAAATCTAGTGTGTGATATATCACTTATTAGTCCTTGAACTGTATACTTGCCATGATTTCAGTTAAACACGCTGTTAGATTTATTTCTTGATCGGCGACAAATGCCGCTTTATACTGATAGTCTGCAATCAACAGAACCATCTGAGGAACTGTTTTGATCTCAGGAAGTAAAGAATCATAAATGTAACGAAATATGCCTTGCGGATCAGTATCAACATTGTTAGCAACCCACTGCCGCATCTTCTTCCAATCTTTATCTTTCAAAGATGTGATTAGATCCTTAGTATTTATATCAGAAATATTGCTAAGAATACCTTCATCTATAGTACCAGATGAACTATATCGCTGCATCTCATTGAGTACACGGCGATAGTCTGGAATGTATTTCATCAACAATTCTGCAAGTACTTTGTCTTTGTACGTCACGCCTTCAGCATCAAGAACGAACTGCATGCGCTTCATGAACTTGCCTGCTAATCCAACCTGATCTTTCTTGTCAGTCTTAAACTCAATGACAGTAGTTCGACTGTGAAGAGGAGCAATGATCTTCTGCTTGTAGTTACATGTGAAGATGAAACGACAATTTTCAGAGAATGTTTCGATGAATGCTCGAAGTGCAGGCTGTACTGACTCACGATTGAGATAGTCTGCCTCATCAATGATTACAACCTTAGTCTTGCTTTCGAAACTGATAGCACTAGCAAACTGTTTGATCTTTGTACGAAGAGTGTCGATTTGACGACCTTCATCTGAACCATTGATAACGATATAATCGCAACCTAGTTCTTCACACAAGGCTCGTGCGACTGTAGTCTTGCCTGTGCCTGCTGTACCACAAAGGAGAAGATTAGGTACTTCTCCTTTCTTTAGAAACTCTTTGAAAGTTGCTTTTGTGGCATCAGGTAGAATACAGTCTTCGATAGTTTGTGGGCGATACTTTTCTACCCAGAGGAAATGATCTTTCATTTTTCACACCATTCATAATATAATTTAGCTGCCGAATCTTTCTTTAGTGTTTGTGCCATCAGACAAATCTAAGATAATATGTCGGCCTCGCTTAGGCTCAATCTCTTCAACTGTCTCTACTGGGTAGTGGTCACACCCTTTCGTATAACCCTTAGGAGTGTCGATGACCTTCGCACCGCATTCCTCACAAATAAAATTATTCACCATCGTCTCCAAAAATTTCTACGTCTCCTGTCATTACTTTCTTAACAAAACTAATAGCAGGGCCAGGTCGAGCGTACACATATTCTACCGTGTCATCACCCTTAGTGAATTCAACCAACCAACCGTTAGTTGCTTCTCTAATGTTTACATTCAATTGAATATCGTTCATACTATACCTCAGATGATTGGTGTAGTGCCAACCAATACTTGACATCAGAATTAGTGTTTACCATATGCATGAATTTCTTTTGAGAAATGATAACACGATAATCACCAGGGAGGACTTTGAGATTTTCTATTTGCAAGTGTGCTGCAAATGTCTTATCAGTCTCGGCGATAACTTGCTTGAAGCTATTGCTCTTAGGAGTTGCAGGATCACCTACAGTGATTGTAGCAGTACTGCCGTTACCTATCACACTCACCATAGGAGCAGCAGTGATACCTGCTGCCTTCTGAATCATGCTTAGATCGTCTGCTGAGAGGTCGAAGGTGAAGAATTCATCTACTTCGATTTGCTTGTCGGGTGCACCAACAATGATTTCAGGATCAGCGTAGTAGTATTCAAACAAACTACGATCCTTAGACACTGTAATAGACTCGTCACCAAAAGACACTTCAGTATCTTCCATGAGAGTCAGTAAGCCAAGAAGGCTATTGAGATCGTAGATTGCAAACTCACGATCAAAAGTCTCTGCCACTGTAGCACGAGCAAAAATATTCTTACCTGTGCTAATAGTGGAGAGAGTGTTACCTTGTCGGACGAGAATGTTTGTATTCACGCCTGCAAAGTTTTTGAGGACTGAAAGTGTATCGTTACTAATTTTCATAATATATCTCACAAAGTTAATATTGTCTGTACAGTATACAGACATCATAATAAAAAGTCAAGCAACTTCTAAGTATTTTCTACAATATCCATAGTAAGTATGATATCTAAAGATGCGCATTTATCGGCGATTTTTTCTTTTCCCCAAAGAAATTGTGCATGTTCATAGAAAGCGCCATATTCTTTAATACTAGGCGCAGTGTGTCGTAAAGTTCTTATCAATTCGTCATCTGAAAAAACTACTTCTGTAGAGACAGAATATTCTTCTCTCAATTTAGACATTTCTTCTGTTTGAGCGCCATTCGTTGGAAAATCTACTTCCTTATTTGGTCGCTTCATCACATATTCTACTACAATAGGCATAATATTCCTTAATAAGTCTAAACTACTCTAGAATCAATCGTAACATTATTATCAGAAGCAATTGTATTTACTCCTGTTTTTTGCCAAAAACTTTTATATGCAGAAAAATAATCTTGTACGTTTTCATCAGGACAAGTTTCATACCATGTCCAAACTAATTCATCATCGGATACACTATCAGAGGAAGTGACATTGTATTGTTCTCGCAAAGAATTTAATTCAGAAACTCCTGAAAGGCTTGACCAAGGCCAGTCAGTGTCTGTGCCCAGACGAGTGATTTTAAATTCAACGGTCATCGCCATTTTTTATTCTCCTGAAATGGTTTTGTTTCTCTTATTTATAAGAAACGGTGACTGTATCTTCAGAATATTTACGATCATGCTCATACAATGCTAAGAAACCGTAGTGAATAATCTTCACAATATCCTTTCGCCATTCTGCTGGCGTTTCACCTTTCTTACCGTATCGACCATTGTACTTGTCGATGTTGCCGTGAAAGAACCCATCACCGTGTCCTCTATCGACAATGATCTCAGCGGACTGAAGTCCGCCTTGACCGTAGTGAGCATTGTAAGTAGAGTCTATGTACTTCTTAAACTCCTCAATCAATTCATCTTCACGAAACTTGTAGATTTTCTTACTCATTAGAAGTTGACTCCTTCTGTGGGATCTTTCAGAACAAGATTGTCGTAATCTTCATTTGTAGGATCAACTTTGCCATACAGGTCGATAAACGCTTGCTTTGTATCCTCATCGAAGCGATTAGTACACAGAGTGATTGCTTTTACTTTGTCATTGAACACTGCAAAAGCATTGACAATATGTTCTAGGCGGCGAGTAGAAACAAGCTCATCGATTGCACCTTCCATATAGGTCTTGCGAATAACGTCAGACCATGTGACGAGGTGTGTAGCAAAGTCCTCATCGACACAGCCTGCACGGGTCATTTTGTTGAGAACAATTTTTTTCTCAACTGTCATTGTAGGATACTCCTGCTCAACGGTGATGGCAAATCTCTCCAAGAAAGCCTCGTCAAGTAACTGGGCGCTAATAAATTTACCATCATCTGAACCACGACCTTTTGTGTTAGCCGTTGCAATGATTGTAAAACCGTTAGCAGGAGTAATGGTCTCGCCAGTCTTTTTATTGAAGTAGGACTTACCCTCGAGGACAGCTTGGAGACACATCAGCTTATTCGATCCACGATCTACTTCATCTAAAATGAGAACTGCGCCCCGCTTCATAGCGGTGAGGACGGGCCCTTCTCGATAGACTACGTTACCATCAACTAGTGTATTGCCACCGATCAAATCGTCCTCATCGGTTTCAATACTAATATTGACACGAATTGCCTCACGCTTGAGGTTCGCACAAATCTGTTCTACCATTGTAGTCTTGCCGTTACCTGACAGACCACTAATGAATACAGGATAAAATATTCGGCTGTCAAGAACCTTTTTGAGGTCTTTATAGAAGCCGAACGGTACAAAGGTATCATCCTTTACAGGGATTAGATTTTCTATTTCCACGGTAAGTTTTGCCTGTGTAACATTTTTGACTACAGGTGTAGTATTGTCTACTACAATTTTAGGTGCTGGTACTGCTTGAACACCATTGAACATCTCGGTTAAGTCATAAAGACCACGACCAGCTTTCAAAGAGGTGTCGTTAAGTAGCCAATGTGGATATTTGACACCAGATTCTTTATGCGTTTCGATGATATCTTTACGCTTGAAAGTGCCAGTTCCGTTGTCCTTTGCTTTTAGTGCCGACAACAATGTTTCACGATTAATGTTATTCATAATATAGACCCTCACAGTCATAGTTAAAAAATAGTTTGTTTTTTCATTCTATGCTTACATTATAGCACCTATTGGGCATATTGTCAAGCACTTATTTCTCTCATACAAATCAACAACTTAGGCTATCTGTGATGAGAATTTCTGCACAAATACTCGATTTTGAGCCTTGTTTCCGGCAAATTTCTTGAATCCTCGAAGTAAATCGCCCTTAGTGTTAGACTTTACTTCCAACTCGGAATCGACGGATAACTCTGAACCGTTGATAACGTAGCGTACATCGAATCCAACAGGGTCCTTGACCTCTAGAAGTCCACTAGAGCGTTTTGTCATGATCTGATCCCACTCGGTGTAGTGATCACCTTTGTGATTGACAGTAAACAAGGACTTGCACTCCTCAATGTTTCGCTTGTTCCACTTTGCAATCAAGTGATAGTTTATCACCTTAGAACCTGTAGCCTCTTTATACAGATCGATAAGAGTAGCAGATAGAATAGTGTTTCGGTGAGCCCACCCTGTGCTATACATTGGTGTTACTGTGCTTCCGTACTTTAGTACTATTGGTGAATGGCCGCCCCAGTTTGAACTCTCACGGAGAACGTCAGAGGTTTCACTAGCTCTCCAGTATGTAGCGTAGTCAGTCGCCTCACCATCAGTAAGAATAATAGTGTTGAGAACCTCGATACGATTTGCCTTGCGAAACTGTTTTGCAATCTCAAGTCCAACGACTAGTGTTGCATTCAAAGGTGTAGCACCCATACTAAAGCCGTTGTGATCGACACGAATATCGGTTCGATAGTTTGCCGGAGTACGGAAACTGTCACGCCACAGTAGTAAACACTTGTATGCCATTTCAGTTTGCTGTTTAGTGAAACTAGATGACAGTAAGTGAGTAAGAGATAGATTCTCTAAATAGTAATCTTTCTCTTTAGTGCCTTCAGGTGGGACTGGTGTTGCATAGTCATTCAAAGATGTAAAGCCGTAGACTTCGAAAGGAATGTTGACCTTACGAGCGAACATCGACAACCTGATTAACTGCTCGATAGTACCTCGCATGTTAGGATACATAGAGCCTGACATATCAAGATACATAATCATACCATGATTCTTGCCTTCAGGTATAGTAGTAATCTGCTTGAACAGATTGTCCGAAGTCTTATAAGACCACAGACGCTTATCATCGAGGTCGCCAGTCTTAGCAGTTTTAGCTTTGATATAGAGTGACGCTTTACGCTTCATCTCAAAGTTGGCAACCATTTGACTGACAGACTTTGAATTCTTAGCAACAAATTCTTTGTAGTTGCTTTCGGCAACAAATTCAATATGTTTTCCTGACCAGCTAGAAAAATTTTCATACTTGTAAATAGATGAAGCAGTTTTGATGTAACGTGAAGGATCTATTTTAGTAGGTATATTAACATACACAGGATCTTTCTTAGGCTCATTGTCTACAAGACGTTGTTCGTTTTCACGAAACTCTGAATCTGTGATTGAACCAACGCCGCCGTCCTCGACAAACTTTTTGACAGATACAGGAGTCTCGTCCTCATCTTCATCCGGCTCACTGAACAGTTGGTCGAATTCATCAGGTTCAGCATCGCCAGAGAAGCCTGAGTCCAACTCACTGTCTTCCTCACTGTCACTAGACTCGCCTGTGCCTTCGCCAAAAGATTCTTCCTCATCGTCATCATCGGAATCGTTTTGAAATTGCTCAAGCAGATCCTCAATAGTGTCCTCTGCTTCTTCCTTTGCCTTGCCGTGAAGTTCACGAGCGAGTGCCTCAACATCTTCCCAAGTTTCAGTAGCGGCACAACGATTTACAATCGACTTTTCATCTGCACTAAACTGTACATTGAGGAATGAACCAACTTTGAAGTGTAGATTGATTCGGTCGATAAGAGGAAGAGTATTGACATCTACATCCTTGACGCCGAAGAAATCACGCTCGAACAATTCACGATATCCTGCGTAAAATGATTTTACAAGACCGGGATAGCGTGACTTGATGTTGCGCTCGATACGTGCGTCCTCAATAACATTGAGAAAACCTTTGAGTGTAGGGTCCTCACACACTGCATCATGCCATCCTTCAGCAGGCGTATCCCAAGCGTGACCTACTTCGTGACCGATAAGTAGGTCTTGAAGTGAGTTAGACATATCCTTCCAGTTAGGGATATAAAGAGTTCGTGTAGTGGGATTGAAAGCAGCCGTCGGAATATTCTGCTGTTCTACAGATATATTCTCGGTAGCAAGTAGCTTGGCTAGAATTGACTTTGTTTCGATCTTCATATGACGGTCCTCACAACCTTTTCTCATTTTGTCCTACTATTATAGCACCTGGTTGTGAGGATGTCAAGCATTTATTTCTCTAAGGAAATCAATGACTTAGGCTTTCTTTGCCCTTTTCCGAGGGGTTTTAGTCTCGGTAACAGACTTTTTAAGCCCTTTTTCGAGGATATCATTGCGCTTCTGTAGTCTTTCGGTCACTTCATCAGGAGATAACCAATAGTCTTTACCTTCTAGTATACTATCAATTTCTTCCTGTGTAAAGAAGTCTTTGTAGATACTTTCCATCAAGCCTCTAGACCACTTGTCATTGTGATGGACTTGTGCCATCATCTCATTTCCCTTGCCGATAGTACCGCCTGAGAAATTGTGGAACATAAAGATACTGTGATCTGAAATCTCACAAACATCTGCCATCAAGAATAAGAAGGTTGCTGCTGACATACAAGCACCTTCAACTGAAGCTACAACTGTTGCTCGTGATTCTGAAATTGCTCGCATCAATTGTACAGCAGTAAGTGCTTGTCCGCCGTAACAGTTGATGTGTAAGTAAACAACATCTTGCTCAGTAGAAGACCGTAGAATCTGATTCCATTCTGCGTAGTCTTCTGGATTTCCTATTGAGCTGTTTAGGTAGAAATCTAATATTTGACCAGTTGGACGATTGAATACTCCTCGCACTACGGGTGAAACTTCGTAATCTCTTTCTGTTGCTTTTGCTCTGGCCATACTATACTCCATATTATATTTTATTGTAATATCGTGTCACTGCTTTTATTCGTTCTACTTGTTTATCTATAATGGCTGTTCTATTCGGCCAGTGAATATAATCCTTTTCAGGATTCTTTTGAAGATTGAATAGTAGTGGTAAGATAAGGTCCTCTACTTGTTTCAATTTAGCTACAACGTCCTGTTGAACTAATTCTCGATGCTCGTTTATCATGTCGTCATTATTAGTAGTGAGAACTAAGCCTTCTAGCCTTTCCAACTTATCCATTATAGCCTGTAGCTGTTCGTCATCTACTTGCGCTACTACTGGTTGTGCTGGTTCGCTTACTTGAGTAGGTATATCATCTACGGCAGTAAATCCAAAGTCCCAATCGTCTGACATTTTACGCTACCTTTCTCTTATTATAGTGTTTTAATACTTTTTTGTCAAGTGCTTTTAACGCTCTTTGAATTTTCAAAGGTGAAGCTCGCATAGTAAAGTTTTGTCCTACCATGTGGTCGTATTCGTGTAGGATTACACGTGCGTAAACACCGCCAAACTCTTCAATGACTTCTTCGCCGTTTACGTCTTGATACTTTAGTACGCATGAAGTTGGGCGAGTCAAGTTAAGCCAAAGTCCAGGATAGGATAAACAACCTTCTCGCATTGTGACGCCTTCTTTCCCAACTGATAGTAGTTCTGGATTGAAGAATGCTTTCTCGTCTAGTCCTGAGCCACCGACTACAAAAACTTTCATGTCAAAGCCAACTTGGTTTGCAGAAAGTCCTACACCGCCAAATTTACGCATCGCAATAAAGAGTTGTTCGCTGATTTCTTCAGCATTATCTTTTTCAAAATCAAAAAGTGCAGGTTCTCTTTTCAAGAGAGGGTCTACAAAAGATATTAGTTTTAGTTCTTCCATTATATCATCACCGAATAGTTGTTTTTCTTTTCAAATTTAATCACGCTTCTAAACTTGTCGAAGAGAACATCTCCTTTATGAGAGATTACGAATACGTTTGTCTCTTCGCCTATAGTATTTAGTAGCTGCATCACATAGTCTGTGCCATTCACATCTAGTGAACTATCAAATACTTCATCGAGTAGCAATAGGTTAGTGCTTGCGCTGTTTTTCATCTTAGCAATCGTTCGCCAAGTAAATACAAGTGCTAAGTCTATGCGTTGCTTCTCACCTTCACTGAATGAAGCGTAACTAAAGTTGTCCCTGTGTCGTGACTTGATTGTTTCTTTGAATGTCTCATCAAGATCAAACTGAACAAAGAAGTCCATCGACTTTAGATACTTGTTTACTAATTTATTTATCACAGGAAGATACTGACGAATAATTTTAGTTTTAATGCCTGAATCTTTTAGTAGTGACTCAGCAATACTATTATACTCTTGTTCTTCACTATAAGTAGACCGTTGAGCAGTTTTGCCTACTAAGTCTTTAGCAATGTCTTTGAGTTTAGCAGTTTCTTTCTCTATGTCGCCTACTTTGTTTTCTGCTTCAGTTTTTTCAAGGATCAATCTTTGCAGAAGAGTTTGACTAGACATGATGCTATTGTTAGTGTCTATAATTTTCTGTTGAATGTTAAGGAAATCATCATATGATTTATCTAATTCTTCCCACTGCTCAGATAGTTTAGTATTGCCTTCTTCGAGTTCGTTTATCTTGTACTCTTTTTCAGAGGTAATCGTTTCTTTGAAGTCATGTGGGATGCCTTGCTTACAAGTAGGACAGTCATCATGATTATGATAAAAGTCCAATTCTTTCTTTTGTTCACGAATCTTCCTAGCAAACTCTGTTTTGAATGCATCTAGTTTCTTTCTCTTAGATTCGATATCACCAAAACTTTCTTTCTCTTCGGTGTCATACTCTACTTGCTTTTGTAGTGTATCCAAAGTAGCCTGAAGCCCTACAATTTCAGATTCAATTTTTGTGACTCTTTCTTTCTTGTCACTTTCAAGAGTATCGATATATTGCTTTTGTAAGTTTGCCTTTTCTTTAGTTACAGTAAGTTCACTCTCTATGAATCTTAGCTTCTCTTTTAAGTCATTGACTTTAGTCTTCAACACTTCTTTCATCGTAGTGAAGATTCGAATGTCCAGAATGTCTTCAATAATCTCTCTGCGAATGTTAGGAGTCAACTGCATGAACGGTGTAAACGAAGCACTGCCAAGTATCACGATCTGTGTGAATGACTTATAGTTTAGCTTTAGTATATTTTCTTCAAGATGCTTTTGATAGTCACGGACACTAGCATTTTGATCTACCATCTCGCCGTCAATCTCAATCTCAAACACACCAGGATTGCTACCTCTGCGTATCAGGTACTCTTTATTCCCTATCTGAAACTCAACCTCAACAAGCATAGCTTTTCGATTGATGCTGTTGACTAGTTGAGGTTTAGAGATGTTTCTAAAGGGTTTATTGAACAAAGCAAATGTGATGGCGTCAAGCAATGTTGATTTGCCTGAGCCGTTATCACCTAAAATCAAAGTACTACTACTTCTATTCAAAGATACTTCAGTAAATGCATTACCAGTAGAAAGGAAGTTTTTCCATCGTATAGTCTTAAAATTTATCATAATGTTCGTTCAAAAACCTTTATATATATGAGTGAAACTTCGGCTACTCTGTGGCTTGCGCTTCAACATAGAGTGATTGCAGTAGTGCTTTCAGCCTTTCCTTGTCAACTGTCACTTCAATGCCATCAACATATTCTTTCAGTAATGACATAGTGTCTTCAAGGTCAACGTCTTCACCTACAGCCTCGTCTTCGAACTCAGACAAGTCCTCAATGATTTTCAACTCAATGAGTTCACATTGGTATAAGTTATCTATAAGAGCATCAAACTTAGCAAAGTCTGTCTTCTTAACTACAATAACTTTTACACAACCGCCTTTAACTGACTCAAAATCGTATACGCTATCACCAGAAAAATGTCCAGTGTCGGTGTCATCATAATAAATCTTGTGAAAGAGCTTGTTCGGATTGTTGACATATTCCAGCTCTTTTGTGTTGGTATCATATATTGCAAAGCCTCGTGGGTCGTCATAGTCTGACCAGGTTATCTCGTAAGGATTACCCATGTATGTAATATTACCTTTGGTATGCCTATGATGAAAATGACCGCTAACAACCATAGGCAAATGCTTAAACATGCCAGGATCCATACCATGAGGATTAGGGGATCCACGATACATGTCATAACCAGAGAACTCAAAGTGTCCCAAGCATATGTCAGCTTTTGATTTAGAGATGATTTCAAATGACTCTTCATAGTTTTCATTACATATCCAAGGCACAAACAGTACTGTGCTTTCACCCATCTTAATTTCAGTGACTTTCTGATAAAGGGCAATGTTAGTATAGTCTCTCAACAAAAGATCAGGAGAGTTTACATCGTTAGTGTTTTTGAAATAGGTATCATGATTGCCAGGAATCATATGCAAGTCAATATCTAGTTCTTGCAAGCGGTCAAAGAAATATTCTTTACAACTTTTGAGGGTATTGTAATTAATAAACTTTCTTCGGTCAAATGTATCGCCCAAATCAAAAACAGTTTTAATGCCTTGGCGCTCAAGTTCTGGAAAGAATACCTCTTCGTAAAATCTACGAAAATGATTATCAAAGGCAAGTGAGTCACTTCTCGCACCGAAATGTAAGTCTGTTACTAAAGCAAATTTCACGAATTGATCTCATATATAGCTGAATTAGAACCGTGTTCTGCTACTTCTACTTTCACACACCAGCAGCGGCCGTTAGTCATTTCAAATACTAAGTTGTCTGCAAAGTCATATGCGTGTTGAGCAAACTTCTCAGCACCAACGCCATCCATGACAGTTAGTTCAGCAAGACCTTGTTGCTCTAACATATACAGAATATCTATTTTAGGATCAGCAGAATCGACTACGACTTTATGGTCAAAACTATCCTCTAGCCAGTTTTTAAGTTGCTTCAGTCCGCCGAAGTCTACTACCCAGTTCTTTTCGTCTAGTTCTCTACATGCAAATGTGAATGTAAACGCTAAACTGTAGCCGTGTAATAGATGACAGTGTGAATGATCTGCTTTAGGTTGACGAAATACTGCTGACAATCCTATATCGTGACCGTATCTTTTTGTGCTGTAATGCATTATTTAATTCCCTCAAACCAAACTTTCAAACATTCATTATCAATCATTATACTATCTTGTGTGTTGTTTGTCAATGCTTCACACACCATGTTTACACTTTCTTCGAAAGAATCATACAAGTATTTAGAGTCATAAAGTTCTGGGTATACTAGACGATTAGGTACAACTGGTGTAGAACTCAAATAAGATGCTTCTGCAATACCGAACCCAAAGTTTTCTTGTAGTGCGTAACTAACAGTACACTTCGATCTGCCTAAGAGTTCGTAGTATGCTTCTTTGCTTAGATTCTCTTCTTGAGTTTTTATAAACTTAGCATCTATGCCACGAGACTTAACTTGTCTCTCAAGTTCATCAAACAACCACGGTTGTTTTTCGTCACAAACTCTGCCGTTGAACACAACAATATCTTCTTTCTGTAGACCCTTGAACTTATCGAGTCCTGAAAAATCAACAGGCAGCCCAGAAACAATTAGTTTGTTGGGATCAACAATGCGCTTTTTGATAATGTCGTTACGAATAAAGTTACTAGCACAAAATACTTTGTCGCTGATATCAAACACGATATCTTCAAAGTTCTTTGCCCATCGTTCCATGTCACGAACAAAATCAGTATCAGTGAAACTACCTGCATGAATGATACCAGTGATACTAGTTTTCTTCTTGTGAAAATAGTTCATGTAAGCAATAGACTCAATGCCTGGGAACCAAATATCACTAAAGAAAAACACATCGCCGTCTTTAATCTGATTCTGTTCATACAGTGCAGCTATAGTAGCCATTTGCATAGACTTGAACCTAGTTGTAAATGCAGCATTCAAAAACATACCTTCAGGCAGGTCAGCACTTTTTTCAGTGGGAATCACTTTTAGGTATTGAATACCGTTTTCTTCTAAGTAGTTAGTGATGTCCCTGTCCATATGAACAGTGTAACGTCCTTCAATGTGTTCTAAAGGAACATAAATCAACTTACTCATTCTACTCTCCCGTAGTCATCTTGAAGTCTAACAATATCATCTTCGCCCAAGTAACTACCAGTCTGCACCTCTATGATTACTAAGTTTTCTTCGCCGTCGTTAATGAGACGATGAGGTTCTAGCTTATCAATCATGACATAAAAACCAGACTTTACATTTGTTGAAAGATCGCCCACTACTATTTTACCACTACCTGCAGTGACTACCCAATGCTCACTGCGATGGTGATGATACTGCAATGATAGTCGTTGCCCTGGCTTCACAACAATACGTTTGACTTGAAAGCCATCTCCTTGATTTATAGAAGTATAATTTCCCCAAGGTCTATCAACTCTCTGATTAAGCATTACTGAGTATCGCTCCGTTTTCGTCATCTTCAAATACTTCTACTTGTGCCACTCTGCCAGGATAGTTTACTTCAATGTATCCTATAAGTTCTTCTGCCATCATTTCACATGACTTATAATCTGCTTGCATCACCCCTGACTCAAACAAGTCTTCCATTTCACGTTTGAACAGGATAAACTCTACGTCTCGGTCATTGTGGTTGACTTCTAACGTCACATAAAAATGAAAGATGTGGCGATGAGGATATTGTAAAAACTCTACCCCCGGCAAATCTTTAGCTGCTGGATATCTGTGTATGCCTTCTTTCTGAAAGCTAACACG